GTACGACGTCATCCAGAAAAAAACAAGTTGGATTACATCTATAGGAATTATTATGACACGAACAATACACTATGTGGGATTCAGGGGTGATGAATACGTGAGAGCTCGTAGGATCTTCGGTGGACCTATCTACATTCACCTTCATTACGATGAGCGAGTATTCACCGAAGTTGGTGAAGATGACGTAGTCATCTTTGGTCCTAAATACCATTTCGTTGACTACGTCGACGATGTTTCTAGGCGGGTTTAATCAAAGTGCCCGCCTAGCACTGCTACGCGTGAGACCTCTTCATCAAGCATTTCTATTTCTCTTAATTGGTAAGCTTGCTCGAATCCGGTTTCATATTCGGTTAAACATTGCGATTCATTGTTCCATAATCTTTTAAAATAGCTTTCATAGTAACCTTCAACGATATCGTCCGGTTCGGTTTTAGGAATAAGATGACCTTTAACCATCCAAAACAAACGATTAGCTTCTTTGCGTTTCCATGGGCTGCACATTTTGTCACACCTTTTGTTTAAGATGTAGATATCTATAAAATGTTAGTGCTAACAAAATGAAAAAAAGTTTTAAAAAATGCAAATTAACTGTGTACATCCGATAAGTAATATGCTATAATAGTCTTATCAAATGAAAAGGAACTATATCATGGCTTATGTAACTTATAAAAACCGGTTTTCTTCTAACTACCGTTTTACTTGTAAATCTCTTGATGATCCTGCGATTGCAAATCTTAAAGAAATGCTTGTTAAACGCAACAGTTTCATTTATGGTGAACAAAAAACACAAAGACTTCGTATCCGTCCTCGTGGTCCACGTCCGTCTCAGGGTGCTTATGATACACCTTGGGAAAACGCTACTCGCTATGACGTTTACATCCGATAAGTAATATGCTATAATAGTCTTATCAAATGAATGAAAGAGAACAAAATGAAAAAGCTCGTAAAAATCCAGCGTGAAATCCTTGAAAACGCAGTTGCTTCTGAAGCAAAAAATGGCGTACGTAAGCCGATTCACGTTAGCAACTTTGGTACAGATCTTTCTGGTTTCTCTAAATCATATGCAACATATTGTGCTAAAATGGAGCAGCTTGTCGAAGCTGGTTTTATTTCTCGCAACATTTACCCATCAGACGGTTATGCATATGTCACATTGGCTGGTGAAAATTTCATCAACAGCTACAGCAACCAATAGAAAAGGAATTATATAATGTCGCATGAAGTAGAAACAATGGCTTACGCAGGTGCACTTCCATGGCACGGTCTTGGAACAGAAGTTAGCAATGAATTAACACCATTGCAAATGATGCAAAAAGCTGGAGTCGACTGGAAAGTAGAACAGCAAAAAATCGTTACCGAATCTGGTCTCGAAATCAATGACAAGGTTGCTCTTGTTCGTACATCAGATAATACTTTGCTTGACGTCACAGGTAAAGATTGGAAGCCAGTACAAAACGAAGAAGCATTTACTTTCTTCTCAGAGTTTGTTGCTGCTGGTGATATGGAAATGCACACTGCAGGATCTTTGAAAGAAGGTCGTAATGTGTGGGCTTTGGCAAAAGTCAAAGAGTCTTTTGATGTGTTTGGTGAAGATACTATTGAGTCTTTCCTTCTCTTCTCAAATCCGCATCAGTATGGAAAAGCAGTAGACGTACGGTTTACTCCAATTCGTGTTGTATGTAATAACACATTGACTTTCTCTCTTCAGCAGGATGCAAAGCGTTCTGTTAAAGTTGGACATCGTACAGCATTTGATGCTGATACAGTGAAAGAAACTCTTGGTATTGCTTCTGAAAAGTTTGCTAAGTACAAAGAGATGGCTCAGTTCTTAGGTTCTCGTAAAATTACCGCAGAGTCTCTTATCCAATATTACAACGATGTGTTTCCAACTACATCTCGTAAAGAAGAAAAAACTCCGGTTGTAAGCTATGACGATATGTCAAAGGCTGCGAAGATGTGTTACGACGCTCTTGAGGTTCAGCCAGGTGCTCAGTTTGCCGCTGGTACATGGTGGCAGGCATTCAACAGTGTGACTTACTACACTGATCACCTGCAAGGACGGAACTCAGAGAATCGTCTTCATAATCAGTGGTTTGGTTACAATCAAGCCAAAAAAGTAACTGCGGCAGAGAAAGCAGTGGCATACGCCACTGCTGCCTAGTGACATAAATAATACACTATAAATTAATGCAGCCAAAGCTGCATTTTTTTATGTACATCTTCTTAAAAGTATGGTAGAAAGGTTATATCAGTCAAAAAGGAAAAATATATGACCTATACACTTATTAACCCATCTAACTACAATCAACCTCTATCTTTCGATACTATTCCTCAAATCATTAAATATATCAAATCACTTAAACTTCCATCTACTACCGATTTTCTAATCTTCCCTCCTCATAACCCTCAAACCACTATCTTTTTTAATCTAACACTTTCACAACTTATTAAAATTTACAAAAACAATCCAAACGAACTATTGTAATATAAATAACACACTTTAAATTAATGCGGTTAACGCCGCATTTTTTTATGTACATTACCATCCAACTGTGGTAGTATGGTTACATGATAAGGAGATCAAAAAATGCTTATAGTAAATGACATTCAAGATACAATCACAATGAAGAACAAACTATCCAGTTTGCTTCGTCGCTCAAACACATTTGGCATGTCACGACACGACATTCAAATTGAGTTGGATATGATTATCACAGACCTTATGATAAATGAAGCTCGCATTGAGCAAGAAATGCAGGCCGAATGCAACATGCAGGAGGCAGCGTAATGTACACGACCCGGACATCTGATTCGTATATAGCAACTTTTAGTGATCGTCAAGATCCTCAAATTGCTGATCTTAGATCCTTTGTATCTAAGTGCAACAGAATGTTGAAAGAGGATGGTAAGTACCAGCGGTACTATATCAAACTTCAAGCGCGTGGTCATCGGCGAGGCGTTCGCCGGTACAACCAGTCACTACCTCTCAAGTATGCCGACAGAGTCGATGCATACATTTATGAAAGACGTGACTAGGTTCTCGGGGACGCCCGCCGAGCTAGTGAGTGGACTCATGGACAGTCATGGCATCTCACTGGCACCTTTTTCTCCCCAACTTAAGCAGCTTCGGCTGCTTTCTTTTTATATAAATAGAGATAAGTTTTTATGGAGAAGACATGGCTACGTTTGCTAAAATGGCTCGTGCAGAGTGGAATAAACCTGTGCGTGGATCTAATCAAGAAAGAGTTGAAGTCTTTATTAACGCAATAAAGGCAGGAGATCCCGTAAGCGATATTGACGGGAAAGACGTATTTATTGCTAATACTTCTAGAAACATTAAGGCAATGAAGGACTATATAGCTGACAATAGTGCTGTGTCGGTTAGTTTAGATTTAAAAAACGGTAGTACTATCCAATCTAATATGATTGGCAAATCTCCATTATTTGGCGGCCAAGGAGCAGGTGGCGGTGCTACAGGAGACACGGCAAGGTTTGAATCATTACATTGTTTATATATTGTTGCAATATTAGGAGAAGGAACACGAAACGAATTTTCCCATTTTACTTATGAAACTCTTAAAAAGTATCAGGGTAAAGTCAACGTAAGTGAAGCATTTGAGACATATGTTAATATTGATGGCGATTGGCATGCATCTGCATATCAAATAGCTCAAGCTTTAATTAAGAAAAAATATGTAACAAAAAATCATACTCTTCATAGAGGTGATTCTGTCATGGAAGCAATTTATAAAGCAAAAGATAGAGTAAGAAAATTAGAAAGTAAACCGAGCCTTAATAGTGATAAGTGGAATCCAGGTGATATCTGGGCAGTAAAAAGAGGAATAGATCCTAAAGCCCTATTTGCAAAGGCTAAAACATTAGCTGAGCTAAATATATTAATATTAAAGCATTTTCAAAATAAGACTATAGTTGGTATTTCACTTAAAAAGGTTGGAAAAAATAAAAGAGTAAAATTGGGTGATTACAATATTGAAGACTCAATATTAGACACTCATAAGTTTTCTAGATTCACATTAGAAACAGCAGCAGGTAAAAGCATTTGGTCGTCTAAATACGGTTTTTTCATTTATGACAATAATAAAAAGGCTGAAGTCAGATCTCCCAGTGTATTTGGTGCATTAAACTTTGAACTAAAAGGTACAGGTGCTAGAGCAGGTAGAACTGGTTATGGCCAATTAATGTATTCTTCTGGTATACATTTAAAAAAGATTTTACCAACAAACAAAGAGCTTGTAACACAGGCAAAATTACTAGTTAGTAATAGACCTCCTGAAAAATTAGTAACAGACTTCTTTAATCTTGTCAAAAAAATTCATCCTAAAACTGACAGATTACAATTCGAATCTGAAATGAAACAAAAAAATGCAGGTTTTGTTCATACATTACTTGCGGCAGCTCATATAGGTGCAGCTATTATGAGTGCTAGTCAAACACAAAGAGACGCATTCACATCTGAAGTAGTGAATGTTATGGCTGCGAAAACAAACGATTCCTCAGCATATGTAAAAGCTGAGCAAGCATAAGGATAAGATAGTGAAATGGATAAGTGAGCATGATCCCATCGAGGAACATGATTTAAATATAGATGTCGATCTTCTATATATGGATTATATTAGATTTACAAAAGAAAATGAACACGCAACAGACGACGCTCGCAATATTGATTTCAATGCCGTATGCGTCAATAGAATACCTGGTGATCCTAACTCGGTCACTGGTGGAAATGTCAGAGGTAAGTATTGGACTTATCCAACTGACGAAGACAAAGAAGAAGAACGTCTACCATACGTAGATGAAGCTGCATATACAGAAATTTGTCCAGAATTTGAGGGCACATATACTGAAGAAGTATTTAGTTTGTTAAGTTTAAAGTGGGATATAGGTAGACTTAGATTTCTAATGAAGCCACCAAGATCATGCCTATCATGGCACAGAGATCCTGAACGCAGGATTCATATTCCGCTTGTTACAAACAAAGGTTGTAGAATGATTATTGAAGATGGAGCATATTATATGCGTGCAGATGGTACTGTATTCATTACTGATAATACGGTTTACCATAACTTTTTTAATGGTGGAGAAGAAAACCGAGTGCATTTAGTTGCAACTTTATTAGAATAACTGTGTACATCCGATAAGAAACATGGTATAAGGGTCATATGGAAAATTTTAAAACACACATAACCGAAAACAAAAATACACATATGACCCATATCGAAGATAAGGTTATATACGGTGGTGTAAAAGGAACACGAGAGGCTATCATGGCCTTACGTTCTTTAAGAGATATGCTTAAAGGTGAACATAACGGTAGCGTATCAGTTAAATGGGATGGAGCTCCTGCTATATTTGCCGGCATAGATCCCAGCGATGGAAAGTTTTTTGTAGCAAAGAAAGGTATCTTTAATAAGAATCCTAAAGTCTACAAGACTCCAGCAGATGTTGATGCTGATACAAAGGGAGATCTTGCTGATAAACTTAAGGTAGCATTAAAAGAATTACCAGCTTTAGGTATTAAAGGTGTAGTTCAAGGTGATTTTTTGTATGGACCAGGCGATGTAAAAACACAAAAAATCGACGGAGAGTCATATGTTACATTTCATCCTAATACTATCGTCTATGCGGTGCCAAGCAGCTCGGCTGGAGCTGCATCTATTAAGAAATCTAAAATTGGAATCGTCTGGCATACAACCTATAAGGGTAACACCTTCAGTACTATGCGAGCTTCGTACGGAGTACAAGTCTCCAAGTTTAAGTCAACCAGAGCTGTGTGGTCGCAAGACGCAATGCTCAGGGATTTAACCAATGTAACTATGACAAAACGTGAAACGGAAGAAGTGAATGAATATCTATCGCAAGCTGGTAAAATCTTTAACAAGATCTCAGGAACAACGCTCAAACAACTCGAAGCCAACAAAGAGCTATCGAGCCTCATTGAGACATACAACAACTCCTTTGTTAGATCAGGTACAGTCATTGGAAATACACGAGGACATGTATCTGGCCTCATTAAGTGGATCGGACAGCGTTATCAAAAAGAAATCGATAAGCGCAAAACCGAAAAAGGTAAAGACGCCCAGCAAAAAAAGTTAGACGCAATATTAGTATTTTTTAGTACACAGAATAGAAAAAGTTTAGAACAAATGTTTGAACTTCAAAAAGTAATGGTTTTAGCGAAATTAAAACTTATAAATATACTAAACAAGCTTGCGAAGATAAAGACCTTCGTAAAAACACAAAATGGATACAAGGTAACTGGAGAAGAAGGTTACGTTGCAATTGATAAACTTGGTGGTGATGCTGTTAAGATTGTTGATCGGATGGAATTTTCGTACAACAACTTTAGCAAGGATATATTAAAGGGATGGGATAAACCGGGAAGAAATTGATGTATAGTTTTAAAGAGCTAATGATTACACCTGTTGAATCAGGAGAAGACGAGTACCTAAAGTACCGTGCTATGAAGCGTCGTAAGCATATGTACGAAGAAACGGCTGTAGAAGAAGAATCTACGGATGAAGCATTGTCAATGCAGTCACGAATGAAACGTTCTCGTGATATGCGAAAAAATAAAAACAAATTAGCTATAGCTAGAAAGCGCATGGCAAAACGCGTTGCTAACCCTGAACGCATTAAGAAGCGTGCACGGAAGCAGGCTAGGGATATGATATATAAAAAGTTGACAAAAGGTATACCTCGCTCAGATCTTACGCCGGCTAAAAAACGTGAGCTTGAGAAAAGAATTGATAAAATGAAGCCAAGGGTAAACAGACTTACACGTAAAATTATGCCACAGGTAAGACAGAGAGCTCATGGTAAATGATCAATAGGTTTAGTGAATATTTAGTAGAAGAAGAAAAAATTGGTTATTTGGTCTTTGGCCGAATGAATCCTCCTACTATTGGACATGGTAAGCTATTAGATAAGCTCGCAGCGGTTGCTAGTCGAGCACCTTATCGTATATATTTGTCACAATCTAATGATAAAAAAGATAATCCTCTTAGATATTCAGACAAAGTAAAGTTTGCTCGTAAGATGTTTCCTAGGCATGCAAGATCTATTATTATCGATAAAAAGGTTATAACTCCTTTTCATGCACTATCTGCGATGTACGATGCCGGATTTAAAAAAGTTATCATGGTTGCCGGTTCAGATCGTGTAAAAGAATACGATCTACGTTTAAATAATTACAATGGTAAAAAAGGCGGTCATGGTTTTTATAACTTTGATGGCGGTGTTAAGATAGTTAGTGCAGGACAGAGAGATCCTGACGGCAAAGGCGCTGAAGGTGCATCTGGCACCAAACAAAGAGGCTATGCGCAAAGCAACGACTTTACTACTTTCTCTCAAGGATTGTCTAAAGCTATATCAAATCCTGATGCAAAGAAAATGTTCAATGCTGTACGAAATGGTATGGGATTAAAAGAAGAGCAAGAATTTAAAAGACACGTCCAACTCAAGACAGTATCAGAAACTAGAGAAGCTTTTGTTAAAGGTGAGCTTTTTGAACTTGGAGAACAAGTTATTGTTAAGAAAACATCTGAGGTTGGTAAAATCACACTCATCGGATCAAACTACGTAATTGTAGAAACTTCTGATAAGACTACAAGACAGTGGTTAGATGCTGTTGAGAAGATTGTAGAAGAAGCAAAGTATGATTATGGTACCGATGCTTCAGTAAAATATATGAAAAAGACCACACCTGGACAGAATGAGAGCACACCTCAAGATTCTGATATTAAGGACCGTGAAGGATCACAACCTAAGGCGTATCATAAAGGTTTAAAAAAGGCTACAAAGGTAGCAAGAGATCGTCACTTTAAGAAACATGGCCAAAAGGCAGATAACGATTCTAGTGCTTATAAGCCAGCTCCTGGTGATGCAAAGGGTAAAACTAAAACGTCTACGTGGACTAAGAAGTTTAAAAATATGTATGGCGAAGAATCGAATCCCACGGCTGCAGATATGGCAAAAGCTAAGATTGATAGAGAAAAAAAATCTGATGCTAAACGCCATGATAGTATGATGGACAAGGCAAGAACATTAGACACTAAAGTAAAAAATAAGGCCACGAAATGATTAACTTTAAACAGTATATTAGTGAAGACAAGGCAGGCACTTCGTTTGCAGATAAATCTAAAAAGTCTGGAATTTCGACGGCTACACTTCGCAAAGTATATAACCGCGGCGTTGCTGCATGGAAAACCGGTCACAGACCTGGCACCACGCCATCTCAGTGGGGACATGCACGGGTTAATGCATTTATTGTTAAAAAGAAAAAAGGTGGTCTTAACCACGATAAGGATCTAGCATGAAAACTTTTACAGAACTTTTAGAGAATATTAATTCTGCAGACAAAAAAGCAGAGATTTACACAAAACCTGATGGTAAAAAGGGTACACGTATGGTCCCTGTTGATAGAGAAGTTATTAAGCAGGAAAAAACTCTTGAATGGCTTAAGTCTGCCTTGGCTAGAGAAGCTAAGGCAACAAAACCACGTCAAGATGATATGGAAGAGCAGACCGAAGCTACCATGTATTGTAAAGATTGCGGCTGTGAAAAAGGTAATCCTGATCCTAATTGTACATGTCCAAATGATAATGCTCAACTTAAAGCATCACAGTGTACGACTGAACAGTCTAAATGTAAGTCTCGTAAAGAAGATGTTAACGAGCTAACAATTGCTGATGTCCAAAAGGCCACTGCAATGGCAAAGAAACGCCAAGAAAAAGAACGTGAAGCTGGAAAGAAAAGTGTATCAACAGCTGATCTTGCAGCACGTATGCCCAAAAAAGAAGCTCATAATCCAAAGCATGTTAAGCAGGCAGTCGGCATTGCATCTGATCCTAGGTACAAGGGCGGAAATATGACAGGCGCAACGAAGGTGATTAATAAACTTTCAAAAGGTTTGTCAGATCATCCTCAAGTTAAAGCCGTACTAAAACGTCAGAACGAAGGCATTAAAACATTTGCCGAGATCTCAAAAGGTATGGCCAGCCGTTATATTAAAAAAGCGCAAGTAAGTACAGCAGATGCTGCAAAAAGTACTGAGCGTGGATACACTGACTCTCGCTCGCCTGATCGTGATATTGCTAAAGCTGGAAGTAATCAAGCTAAAAAGGGTATTAAGACATTTGTTAATCGCAACAAGGGTACATCTACTGCTGTTGATAAATTAACTGGTAAAGCTAAAGTACCTGCAAAAGAAGGCAATGTTAGCGAAATTTCAAATAATAAGATGGGCCAATACGTACGTAAAGCTGCTGATGACGCTGCAAGAAAAGCATCTAAAGGCGATGTAGTTGGAGCCAGACAAAGAGTAAAAGGTGTATCTAAAGCTATGGACAAGATAGACAAAAACAGATTATTCGGAAGAAGTTAATGACAACTACGCGTGAACATCTTATGCAAATATGGGGTTTAGAGCAGCACGCCGATACGCATGCTGCTTACGCTCCAGATTTAAAAAAAGATCACCCTAACTGCGGAACCCCAGAATGTTGTGGTGAATGCGATACTGCTGAAGATGAAGTAACAGAAAAAAAATCAGAGTCTTGGGAAGCTGGATATAAACGCAGAGTTGTGAAGACTACAAGTGCTGAACATAAGGCTGATGGTTACAATTGGAGAATCAAAGGAAAAGAACGTCCTGAGATTTCTATAAAATTATATAAGAGCAAGCCTGATCAGGCTGAGTTTAATAAGCAAATGAAACGAGTTGCAGGGCACGAGTTCGGTGGATAGATTTAAAACCTTCTTTGAAAAAGACTCAAAGGGACATTTTCGTGCAACTGACAAAGGCGCGGGTATGACTCAAAAAGGAGTCGATGCTGAGAATAGAAGAACCGGTGGTAACTTAAAAACTGCCGTGACTACTAAACCTAGCAAATTAAAGAAAGGCTCCAAATCCGCAAATAGACGTAAATCTTATTGCGCCCGCAGCGCAGGACAAATGAAAAAGTTTCCAGCTGCGGCCAAAGATCCTGATAGTAGATTACGTCAAGCAAGGCGTAGATGGAACTGTTGATATGGCATACATAAAAGAATACAAGGTAGTGAACACAGCAAATCCGACTAGGGTTCACTCCTCAGTAAATGAATTTTATAGTTTTTGTGATAGCCCAGACGACGCAGTTGCATTACACAAGAATAATGATACTATGTTGTGTACAGTTCGTGATTCCGCATTGTCAAGTGATGGCACATATGTCATTCAGAGATATGGTTGGGAAAATGAAACATTTTACGAAAAATGGTTAAGCGTTAAAAACGCATTAGCTATAATAGATCATGATCTAACTATAACGGAAGTTTCATGAAACCTTCACTCGAAATTACAACGGAATTAAATATGACAACTAATGCACGCCTAGATAGAATTGAGGAGAAACTTGACGCTCTTACTGAGGCAATGATTGCATTGGCCCGAGCTGAAGAAAAAATTGCTGGTATTAAACAGGCGCAAGATAGTGGGTGGGAACGTATGAACCACTTCAGTAAGAAGCTTGATAGTATAGAAGATCAGGTGAGAGATAATGCTCACACTGTTGGATTAATTAATAAACTATTCTGGGTCGCCATTGTGGCTGTATCTGGAGCAATCGCAGCCCAAATGTGGATGTAAAGGAAACTAAAATGAAAACACAAGACATTAAAAATATGGGCCAAGCTCTGCAACAGGTCCAGGAATCAGCAAAAGCAGCTTTAGCAAAGAAACTTGCTAAAGCATCAGCGTCATCCGAAAAGGGTAAAGCAGCAGTAACTCTGCCTAAAGCACCTTTTGAAATTCCAAAGAAAGATGCTAACGAAGCTCTAAAAGGTGATCAGCATAAACTAGATCACGATGATGATGGTGACATTGATGCAGCTGACTTTAAGAAATTACGCTCAAAGAAAAAAGGCGAAAAGTCTGAAGTCAAACCACGTCAAGAGACTGATACAGATAAAGTTCATGAGGGTTCTTGCAACGAAGACGTTAAAGAATCCACAGAAATGAATGAAAATACTATGCATGTAGATATCGATCACATGGGTGGTCATGACCCACATGCTAAGGAACATAAGATTACTTTAGCTCCACATAATCATGGCCATTATGCTATTGGTACAAAGAAAAATCTTCAAAAGTACTTACCTAAACATTATGGTAGCCATAGTGACGCAAAATCTAATCACCCAAGTGTTTTTAAAGAATCAACTAAATGGCCAGTATACGCTCGTATCATGGAAAAGCAATCTCATACTGCAGGTGCTACAGCTCCTGAAGAGATGGATTCTAAGGATTCACCTTCTGCAAAGAAAATGAAAAAAGATCATAAGCCTGAAGTAAATGATACTGAAGCTAAAGGCCACGTCGATGCAGCAGAAGCTGGTCGTAAAGGTCCTTCAGCAAAGGCTCGCCCCAATGATAATATGAAGGGCGATAAGAATGTTGTTAATCCAGTAAAAGGAGCAGTCACAAATGGCAGCAATTAACCCGCCCAGCTGGGCGAAGAATGCAGTCCCTACACTTACCGGTTGGAGGGACCCTAGATCAAATGAATTACTAAAATCTCAAGCGATAGCACAAGAAGATATCGATTCATATATGGGTGTAACGGAAAAAAAATCTACTAGGCCGATTAAAGCTCCAAGGGAAAAAGTTGAACCGCCTGTCGCCACTCAACTTAATGAAGCGCCGCCGAACCACAAAAGCTTAGATGAAATGACCAAGATGGAACTTGAAGCTCATGGCAGAACTATGGGCGTTGAGTTGGATCGTAGAAAAGGTAAAGACCTTCTAATTGAAGAACTAAAGGAAGTTGTGGATAACTGATAAATAAGTCAAAGTACTTATTATTGGAAGCACAATGAAATTTGATAATGTAACCGAGAGCAATTTGCTTTTGTATGCGGCACAAAACTATCATAATCCTCTGGTCGCAAGCTCAGAGGATTTTTACGAAGACTTGAAAAGATTTAAATATATTAAAAGATTAGTAAATCGTTACCTAGCTACTAACGAATTATCAGAACGATTGATTCTTAATCATCTTATTGTTATTTTTAATATGTTTGGTATTGAAGCTGGATGTAAAATATTAGAGTTAAAATTAGATCAAAGACATTGGCCAGTCATTAAACCGTTTCTTATATTTCTAAGATATATTAAAAATACTGAATATACAGAATATAGTATGGATGATTTGGTGGTTGAAACGTTAAGGAAAATATAATGGGTGTTATTAAAAGAGCAGCCGATTTAGTATACACATTTAGATTTCTTAAGTTGTTAGTAACTCCTTTTGAGAAGACTGATGCATATCGTATGGGTATTATCGACGAAACAGGTAAAAAGCTTCGTAAGGCAAAAGGCGAAGAAGAAAAAAACATATACACGCCCTTTCATCGGCTTGTTTACAATATTAAAAGACTTATACCTGGTGGAAAAATTGGCTCATACGCATCGGCTCTTTATCTAATTAAAGAAGATGGCAATCTATCAGAAAAATCTATCGAAAAGATTATGGAAGAATTAGGCTTAGACTCTAAGGAGTTTATGTTAACAGAAAATAAATGGTTTGTTTGTGATGATAGAATGCTATCTCCTGGAACCTATAGATTGCAAAATAATAAAATGCTAAGTTCTTCTTTCGAAGACGTAGTAAAGGCAAAAGATAAAGTCAGAGTACAAGAGAATGCATATCCTATAGATGATGTATATGGCATAGATATTTACGAAGCCATTCATGTGAATACAAATCAAACAATACATATATCGTCAATGGAGCTTATCAAATGAATGAAGCAGGACTATGGGCAAACATATGGGCCAAACGCAGGGCTGGTAAAAAGATGCGTAAAAAAGGAGAAAAGGGTGCACCTACTTCTGACGCTATTAGAAAGGCTCAAGAAAACATTGGAACAACGACCGGATCTGTTGTAGGAGCCGGAGATAATCCATCAGGAACCGTTGTTATAGATAAACGTAGAAGAAAAGATAGAGACCCTAAGGTTCTAAAACGTTTTAGAAAATATTTAGACAATGATTAGAATTTATCTCTTTTGCTTTTTAGTAGCTACGTTTGGTGGAATTGGCTATACCGCATATTGGTATTACCAAAACTCAGAAGCTGAGAAAGCACAGTTAAGAGAAAATAATGTTTTACTAAAAGGTGCAACTGAAACCTTAGAAAAAACAGTAAGCGAATTGCAAGATGAAGCTGGCGAGAACGCTCTAATGATAGTCGAGTTGCAACAAGCATTACAGAAGTCAGAGGCCGGACTTGACAGGCTTAGAAAAAGATTTAGTCAAATTGATATAACAAGAGAAGCTCTCGAAGATCCGGCGGATCTAGAGCGGAGGATTAATCGTGGCGTGGACAGACTCATACAAAATATTTTATCTGATACCTCTCCTTCTACTACTAGCGAGTTGCGCGAAGACACCGGAACAGATAGTAGTAACTGAGACAGAATTTGTTTATCCAAATATTCCGACACAGGCACCACCGAAACCGGTTGATATGCCTGACGTTCAATGGTTTGTCGTGAATGAAGATAACTTAGAAGAAGCTATTGAACGAATTAAAGAAGCCGGTGGTGTTGCCGCCTTCATGGCTATTACGCCAAAGGGCTATGAAAACCTGTCATTAGGCATAGCTGATTTACGCAGATATATACTTCAACAAAAAGAAATTATCGCGTATTACGAAACACAAATTCAAGAAAATACAAATAAAAATAAATAAATATTTTTACCATATATTGTTATTTTAATAGTTAAAATAGCATATA